TGATCGTTACCGTAACTTGTTCCAGTGACCGCAGGTTTAATTAAATTAACCCGCGTAAGTGATTTGTATGGCAAAGTAGCCGTTAAGCCATATTTACCATTATTATTTGCCCTTGGATTGCTAGGGCGTGTACCTGCTTGTAAAGAAAGTGCATTATTGAAGGCGGTACAACCAACACTAATGTTTGAAACGTTCGTAAAAACAGGTGCTCCATTTGTATACTCTGCTTGAATTGTATGAGTGTTAAGTGAAGCGGAAGATCCCTCTATAAGCTCAGCTTGAGGAAGAACATTCAGCTCGTAGCCACCCCTCTGAAAGGCAAAACATGCCTTTATCATTGACAAGGAGCCACTCTGATAAGCTGGATCGGTAAAAACCGGACCAGCGGCCCTACCTCGAACATTCCAAGCAGAAGGATTGAATGCAGGAGATTGCGATTCTGAAATTGTTGGGTTTGCAAAATATAAAGCAATTCTGCTACCCAATTTCAAATATTGCAACAAAGATGTTACAGATTCAGACATGGTGTCCATCATCTGCAAGCCATTTGGCGTAGGATCAACCAATGTCCCACCTACTGGTTCACAGACAATTTCATCATTGTTTTGGTTTTCTCCACCCTCCATTTGAATGCCGCCCTCATTTTGAATGGGCGTTGGCAATTGTGGGATGAAAGAAGACTCAGAAAACCCGGAATATTCCAGGTCGTCCATACCACGTGCATACATTTGCACGTTAATCTGTTGTGGTACTGTCTCTGGAGCAATAAGAGGATTAACCACATGCACATACATACGGCCATATGGTGTCTCCGTTGGCAACCAATCCTCATTTGAAATAAAAGGGAAACTCAAGCAAATACTGTCACCATCTTGAATATCAACAACAGTCCGATGCAAACGATTTGCAACGGTCTGTGTGATGGGATCAGTAGTTGTACCCACTGCATAGGAAACTGATAATGAACCGGCATGGAAACCTGTTTTTACAAATTTGAAACAAATCTCAACGCCACCCCTATAATATCTGAACATTCGAGATAAAAATTCAATAGGAGTTACAGTTTCACCATATGTTGCATTTGCTGGAGATATACCAATTAGTGTATGTAACAACTGACTGGTCAATTGGTCTCCTGCAGCAGCAGTAGCGGGAAAAGAAAATTCCCTAATGAATGACCATTGCTTCTTGATGAAGTTAATGGACATTTCATCCTCGCCCAAGGGACTGTAATCAGTAATAATCCTTGAGCAGGCATCCTTGTTGAGGGCCAATACAGAACCAACATTCAATCCATCTGAATTTGATATGGAATTATGATAATGTGGTGCCATTGCCCTTACAGGTTCTCCGTTAATAGGCCTCGAATAACCAAATGAATTAGCTACCCCTGATGCGTATTTTGTCCATACAGCTGTGGGGGCTGCAATCGATGATATAAGAGGTACCGAAGATAAGGAGGAAGCCAGCTTGCTTGTTGCTGACAACCACGAGGATAGAGGACGTTCTTCTTGCGCCGCAACTGTCCTAACCTTACCCTTGACGGTTTTGGACTGGGGCTCAATCGTAGAAACCCCAAACAACTCGACATCAGTGTACCAAACCCATATTGAAACACCAACATTGGTTCGAGTTGCAGTGGGTCCGTTTTCTAACGGTGAGAAAACGTACACATTAAATAGCAATGGATCGATCCTATCACCTGTCATATCATAATATTCTTGATAAGAAATGAAAGGGACAGAGACCTCCATGGCTTTATCCATCGTGGTAGCCTCAACTCCGGGCAACTGCGAAATGGACAATCTGTTTGACACATGAGCATTCCACTTAGCCAAAGTGTTTCCTCCATTTGGATAATAAACTAACCTAATCTTTCCTTGTTGAAAAGGTGTGGCATTTAGAACAACTTTAATATTTGTTGTGTATCTAATACCTGTAAAACCTGACAACTTTGCTAGGAAAGATGGATTGGAAACAATATTGGCAAAAGATTTTTGATTTGCAAATAATGCTGAACCAACGGCCGTAGCCGGTAGCCAATTGGCTGTTGCCACAAATCGTGGTTTTGCCAAATAATGCTTAATAGTATCAACATCATTCACATTCATTGAACGTCTAATTGGTACGGTAATCTGATGATCAACAGGCCTGCTGTCTTTCACAGATTCCATATCTAAATTTCCTGTTACTGTATCAGTAGAGACTGGCACTACTGATGATGATGGGTGTGTAAAATCAGTGGTCGGGTATACTCTAGCCTAGAAATCCAACCAATTCCTAGTGAGACCTTGTACGACAAGGTAACGGTGGTATCTTTACTCGGAAAATATTTCAAAGTTAGGCGTACCGGACGCCCTTTCGGGACCTGCTCCTTGAAAAATAGCTGATGGGGCCTAATCAAGGAGTTTTGGCCGGGGTGAACACAATTGCGATCAGAGCCCGGAGCCTAGTTTAACGTCATTTCGGACGGAGCTGATTTAATAAATCATCTCACGAGTGGCAACCCGCATCTGTAACACTGCCTGATTGGGCAGGGACAAAGGCAAGTTACCTGGTTTCTTGCTTAATTTGTTGCATGCTCTAATAATTTCCAATCCAACGGACTGGTATGTGTATTGGTCATGCATCGAAAGTTCTTCCAACATGAGCTCAACATTCTTGGCCCAATTCGTCTCGGAGTCACCATCGATATTTTTGCGCATCCAGCGCACTGAGTCACGTATCGTATCTAATTCGAGTGGCGATAGATAGTGATCAGCAGCACCAACATTGAGACCTAATTTCTTAAAGCCCCTTTTCAAAAAGGTGCATTCAGTAATATTTCTCAACTTAATGCCCATTTCTGCGCTTTTTGTTTCATCAGTGTAAGTAATGCCCAAACCATGCATAAATGCATCGGCTGTAGACTCTGAGGAAGTAATGGGCACCTGCGACTGAAAG